GGTCATACAGACCCTTTTCTTGTAAAATTCTTTTCTCTCTGTCTTTCCTGCCTTGTTCCTCTAACTTTTGTAACCTTCCTGTTTCGCCGACAATTGGTTCAAGGTAAGCTAAAGCCACTTCTAAAGTACCGGCTAGACCTTTGCTACTTTCTTTAGCACCACCTACAAAAATGTCGGCAAATTGTTGAGCTATAACTTCAAGTTTTGCACCATAATTTTTTAGGTCAGCCTCTCCAGTTACAATATAAGAGGATGCCAATAAAAATCCTTGCCCTAAAGTTTCAGTAGCCTCACCTGCACTTATTTGGAAAGATTTTAATTGACCTGCAAAAGTTTGAGTTTGATCCTCTGCCGCCCCGGCGTATTTATCAAGGTTGATCATGAGTTCTACAAAGCCCATAGCCTTAGCTTCGGCAGCAGTAAAGCCTAGACCTAACTTACCAATAGAGGTAAAATTGCCTACCGCTGCCTTAGTTATTGCATCTAAAACACTATTTAATTCTGCACCGGTGCCGGATGATATGTCTAATGCTTTACCTAGTAAAACTTGTGAGGTTTGTAAGTCCCCGGTTTGTGCGATCAACTGTCTTAAGGCAGGTACTAACTGATCCTCTGTGACATTTGTAGTTTTTTGTAAATCAGCTATAAAGCTTTTTACACTAGGTAATGAAAATTCCTCACCTATAGTTCTTAAAGACAATTGTAATTGTTTATCTAATTTTTCTTGTGCTAGAGCAGCCTCTATAGAATTTTTTGCAAAGACTAGTAAGCCTGTACCGGCAGCTATGGCACCAAGTTTGAACGCACTTTTTAACCTAAAAGCTCCGGTGGCAACTACCTTATCAAAACCTTTAAGATCCTTTGTAGCTCTCTCTAAACCTTTTTTATCAAATTTAGTTAAAAAATTGATGACTACATTGCTACTCAAAGCCATTATTAACCTCTAAATTCTTTGCCAAGATATTGTTTTAATACCTTTGCAATGTTATCAAGTGCATCTGCCCCATGTCTTACTGTAGCCTTGTAAATCAATCTTTTACCTTTGCCAGAGGCATCTATTCTGCCGCGTTTATTTACATTGTAAATAAAGTCCTCGCTTGCATCTGGGTTGCGACTTACACGCCTTGTCTTACCTTTACTCCTAGCACTACCGGATCCTGCTAACTCATAAATAATACCTGCTACAGATGTGTTTGTAAGAGCCAACGCGGTTACACCAAACTTTGTACCTTTAATTCTTTGCACTTTTGTTTTTGCATTAGTTATTTGTATGCCTGCCCTTACTTTTTCTTGCGACCATTGCCATCTTGACTCGCCTGTTTCCCCATAAGTTCTACCTCTATGTGTGGTGTCAGTAGCCCAACCCCATGCAGGTGGGTAGTAAGGTTTAGTGTCGCGCCATCCCGGGAATACCTCAACTGGCACATACCTTTTCGCCTCTTCCGCTACAGGTTTAATTTGTTTGCGCAACTCGCGTCTAAAAATTCTGTGAGCTGTGGGATCTACCTTTTTTAATTTTGCTAACAAGTCATCTAAGTTTTCTACATACAGGACTTTCAAGCGTCTATCAGTGTTAATCACTATCTCCGCCTGACTGTCCCTTTTGTTTTCGCATCTTGCTCTATCAATATTGCTTTGATTGCCATATAAATAGCCGGATCAACCTCTAATAAATCTTTAGGGCTAATACCAGTTCTTACCGACACAGAGGCAATCTCCCATATTTGACCATGTCGGTCTAGCCATTTTTTGCTTCATACAACAAATCAACATCTATAAATTGATTGATGTAATCATCACCAAAAGCTAGTTCAGTCTTGCCTAGATCTTTTTCCAATCGCCAAGCAAGCCACCACAAATCAGACTCCATTTGTAGTTCACCTAATCTCTTACGCCATCCTGTCTTAAACTCAGCCTCAAAGGCTACTTTGACAGATGGCGTAAGATCATAAGTTATCTTTTTGCCGTCTTTCTTTGTTATTTCAATCTTGTGCATGTCCCACCTTTTCTTTTTAGCTTGTTGCTTTTGTTAAAGCTGTGACTGGAAAAGTCACGCTAGCCAAGGCTGCACTGTCTGTTGATCCTGAAATGGGTGTCCATTGGGTGATCAAGCATGACATAGAATAACTTGGATTTGTAGCCGTTACTGTGCCGGTTACTGGAATCAATTTGATTGCCAGTTTAGACCCAATTGCATCTTCAAAAAGAGAGTTCACTGAGGCTGCCGCAAAATCATTGAAGATTTCCATACTGATTGATGATACTTCAATACCACCGATCATATTTTGTACAGTATCGTTCATGGCAGTAATAGTTACTGCCTCTACTTCGCGGTTAAGACTTACAGTGCTGACAAATGAAGATATGGTTGAGGTACCTACAATGACTGCTACTTTGTTACCCATAAATATGGCCATATTTTTCCTTTCGCTAACCTATCAATTCCACTGAATACTGATAACTTAGGTAATCAATACTAGCGGATGTTATTGTGCCTGGTGATGCAGACACAACTCTTAAAGTTTGCACTGCACCGCTTAGTGTTTTATCAGCCTCAATAGCGGCTTTAATTGAGGTTGAACCAGATGAGCTGAGTAGCCCATCCAATCTTGATTGCCCATCTTTTTCACTCATGCGACCAACCATGACAATTATATTGCAGGTTGCAGAGTCAAAGCCTCTGTTAAGTGTGTAGTCATAGTTCATTGACAATTGACCAATAACTGCAAAAGCATTATTGGTAGGCACATTTGTAGAGTCAGGGACATAATCCATTACACGTAAACCGGTAATAGCTGTGAGAGCTGTTTTAAGATTTGTCCTTACTGTACTTGGCACCATTAGGCAATAGCAATCTTTTGATAAGCCCTAATCATTTGTGATACATCTCTGCCTACTGGGGACATGCGGATAACTCCTAGATCACCAAGACCTAAGACACCGCCCGGTGCATCTTTGCGCTTGTATAGATCAGCTGTAAGGATTAAACAAGCTACATTGACATCACTTGGTACAGATGGCCAGCCAAACTTGGCTGTAACTTGCACCCCAGGGCGTAAGCCGTTTTGTGTCAGGCCGGGAAATATCGGCCAAGACTCAGTATTAGAAACCATAGTCAATTGTGTGAAGGGTCTGCCCAAAGCCTCAGCTGTAAGTGGATCCATAATAAAATCTGTGTTTAGTGTTAGTGTTTTTGTGTAGGTGCCATTGCCGGCTTCATCTACTTTTACAATAAGACCAGTAGTGCTACTAATGTCATCCGTATAAACAAATACATCTGAGTAAGCCCTGTAAAGGCGTACTTGCACTGTACTGTCTGCATAAAATCTGCGGTTAGCAATCTTGTCAATTGAGCGTGATGCTGACTCTATTAAAGTTTCAAGTAAAGTGTCATCTGTTGAGTCTGAGATAGACAAGTAAGCCTTCATGGCTGCAAGTGTCGCGTAGCCGTTTGTTATAGCCATGGCCGGTATCCAAAACCTAAAGTGCTCTGGGACATTAAGCAAACTCCAATTCTTAAATACCGACCATAGTCAGGATCTAAGCCCCTTGGAAGGGTAAGGGGCTTAGAAGCTTTTTACTTAGAAGCTTGGTGTTGCCAAGCCAGTGCCGTTAATTTGTGCAATTGCTTTTGGATAACGCTCAGCTGTAAATGCTGACATACCGAATAGCACAATGTTAATTGCTACCTTGCCGTTTGGCTCTTCAAATGTCACATAAGTAGGAGCATTTGTTTCCTCAAACAAGTGACACTCATTTAGATCTACAACAAAGACTGTGTCTTGGTTTGTAGATGCACCAATGTTTGTTGCAATGTTAGCATCAACAATAATTGGCAAGCCAAGAATTGAGTAGCCGGTTGCGCCGTATGAAGGTGTGCCATTGCCAGTACCCATTGCATTGATTGGGTTATAGGCATTTGGTACAACTAATGGGCGATTTGATCCATCAAGGCCAGATAGTAAGAAACCTAGACGGCGTGGGTGCATAAGTATTGCGTTTGGATTTACATACACATTACTTTGGATTTGTTGAATTGCATCTGCAAGTTTTGGATATAGACCTGCAACTGTACCTGTAGTAGCTGTGTAAGTTACTAGGATACCGCTTGTCATTGTCTTTAATCCAAGAGGCTGACCATTTGAACCGCTGCCATTAAGGATTGCATCATCAAGTTTTGTGTTGTAAGCGCGGATTAGATCGCCTAAAACAATTGACTCAATGTTGTAACCGCGTAGTAAGGCTTGCTTTGATACTGATTGTTGCCCTGCAATTGTATTAACATCAACTGTCAAGGTTGTATCTTGCATGTCTTGTGATACTGCCGCTGTATTTTGTGATGTTTGGTAAGCGGTTGTTGTACCGGTTGAAATTTTTGACAAGACCACAGACATACCCTGTGCAGGTAATGTGTGTTTGCGAGCTGCATCTGCAAAAGGCCGACCAGCGCGAGCTAGTGGCGCATATAGATCAACTAAGTAT